TTAGCCACCTTTCTTTGTCCGTACGATCGCCTGATACGCGCCGTTGCTTGCCAGGCTGACCAAGGCCGCATTCAGCGGCACCAGCGCCCAGACCGTCCAGGGCTGTATCCAGCCGCCCGTGGCTGCCGTTGTGATTACCAGCAGCACCACAGCGATGATGTAAGACAGCCACTGCGTCGGTAGCTTAGCCGTCACACTCTTCAGCATTTGGGTAAGCAGGCCCGTACAGGCTGCTACACCCGCGAAGGTCGCCAGAATTTCCCAACTCAGAAAGCTATTGAAATCCATATGTAATCCTCCTTTAAAGTATCTGGGCCAAAATTGCCGTTACGATTCCTGTTGCTGCCGCGCCGATCGCCGCCGCAGCCAGCTTGTCCCACCAGGTTCCGGGGCGAGCGGTCAATTTTGATACGCTTTGCTTGATCTCCCGGATGTCCGCCTGTACGCCGGTGATTTCCTGCCTGGTTGCAGCCATCGCCGCGGCGAGGTCGTGGATGTCCTTGACTTCATCTTCTAGGCGGTCCAAGCGGTGATGCGCCGATTTTGCACTGTCCAATGCCTGGACTGCGATGGTGTTGTCTTGATCCATTGTGGTATCGCCCCCTTATACAACCTGCGCAACAAACTGCTTAACCGGCTGCCCACCTGGTACTGTGGTGTAGATACCTGTCATATCTCCGGGTTTTCCAATCGGCACAATCGCTGCCAGCTTGTCCTCACCGCGATTGATTGGCACTATGGTCACTACGTCGCCTGTGCCCGCTGTCACAATGAGCTGGTTTGCATTCGTACCACTGAACTTCGCCGTGTAGTACCCTCCACGTTTGATTTTTACCGTTCCGCTGGTATCACTTGTAATAGCCACGTTTTGTAATCCCTCCAAAATTTTATTGTACGGAAAATCCTTGCCCGGGCAATTGGGTTTAGTCACCGGATTGATTTCACAGTGTCCTATAATATATTCTCGCGACACGGGAATGGTGACGCCGTAGAGGCGACGGACCTCGGCAATGATGTAGCGGTGCAGTTCAATGCTCGCTACAAGCTGTTCCGCAGTGAGTTCTCCGCCGCTCACGCAGACGTGTTCAATGCTGATGGTGTAATAATTGGCGTTAGTACAGCGGTTTCGGACAGCTGCCAATGCCGATCGGCCATAATAGCGGCTGTCCGACGGCGTTGTGCTGGTCCCATTGGCCCAGGCGGCGCGGTCAAGCGCCACCAGCTGATACACGGTGCCGTCCTTGTCCACAACAAAGTGGGCCGAAGCCTCTCTTGCAGGATTACAAAGCGTAGCAAGTGCGCCTGATGCTGTACTCCCTGCGGTAATGTGGTTGACGATCATGTCCGGTTTCCAGCCGTTGCGGCTTCCGTAATTCGGGCTAGGATGTTGTTTGATGTTCGTTTTGCATTCCCCTTTCTGATATACAGGCTTTTACATTCCCAATTTTGCTTTTAAAGCCAAAATTACGATTCCTTTTGTTCTGTCCATTGCGTAGGCGGTTCCCAAACATTGGCGTCTACGTTGCTAATCCAGTGTTTCCCGTTGTGGCTAACCTTTGCACCCTTTGGATATGCGTCTGTACTTCCGGTTGGTTGTCTCCATTCCGGCCACTCAATTGCCGGATCATCAATCCTAACCCACAAAGACGGTGCTACATCTGGTTTCCAACTTCCTTGCGACGTGTGTTCCGTCAAACAGCGATATAGCTGCCCCTCATACTGGACGCGATCTCCGACAGAATATGTATGACTGTTACTGTCCCAAAGAGGGAACATCCATGCACGGTCATATGCCTGCTCATCGGATAAGGCCGACGCCGCTTCTTCGATCTGCGCCCGCTTGGCTTTTGCTTCGGCAATCAGTTTATTTCTGTCAAATTCAGCCATTGTATGTACCTCCCATCAAAATAGATATTGCCTCCTGTTGTGCTGTTACTTGCTCCTGTAATTCCGCACTAGCTTCATTTGTCTTTTGTGCAACTATAATTGTAATTTTCCCCGCCTCGTACACACTCCGAATAAGTTTGGTAAATCCTTCATACTTTTCTTTTTCAATTGTTATGGATTTCGACTTGTCAGGGTCTAAAAATATATTTCTCAATTCTTGATCTTGGTGTGTCCCTGCATCAGTACATAGTTCAAGGGTAAGACATCTTTCTCCATCAATATAGATAGCATTCTGCTCTGCACTTATCAAAGAGATTTCTGTTCCATCTGCCATGATTGCTGTCAAATGATCGCCTCCAAACTTTTTTGCCGGCGCTATTGGAAAAACTATATTATATGGAAATCCAGGCTGCAAAGAAATATCACGTAAGTCTTGCTTGTACTTCGTCCATATAGCTTGTTCGGCCTCTTCCATTTTTGTCCACTGTTCAACATTACAAAACGTCTTATCACATTCATCTAGTAGTCTATCTCTGTATTCGTACATCTTTTTGGCAGTCGTAAAGAAACCGTCTCGATAATACCAATAGCCAGATATTACGCTATTGGGTACATCTTTAACCTCCTGTGTGTGATAAAACAAAACTGGGTAACACATATCCGAATCGCATGCATATATGGTGTCAGAGTCGTCCTCCTGGCACGCAACAATAACCCCATTAGATTGTCTTTTTGTAGGGATTATATGATCGGACATATCTACAATTAAGTCCTGTTGGTCTAACAAAAGAAACATCGTTACCTCCTATATGCAAAAGCCAAAACATATACCTTTTGAGACAGACAGATCAATCGATGTCGTATAATTTCCACCAGTACTAATATACATCCATCGGTTTGTATATGATGTGTTAGGAGTTCTAAGCCAATAATCTTCGACGGATCCATCCCCATTTGATAGGCGTTTAATTCGGCTGGTCGCATTTGTAAAAATTGGATAAGGATACCCTTCTTCCGACGATGATAGATATGCTGATTCAACACCGGACATTGGCCATAGTTTATCTGTTGTAGTTATAGTAGCGATGATCCCCCCTGGTTCATATGTCTTTTTTATTACGGGCTTTATTACAGATTTAAGGTCTTCGGGAAGTTGTGCAAATATAGCCTCTAATTTTGTCCTCATTATGCAATCAGACCAATTTTCACCTTGTTCGGCTATTCTTGACGTATCTTGCATAAGATTTTTTAATCCAAAGGTGATAGGAGCTTTTCCCCCTCCATCGAGGTCATCGTGAGCAAAATCCCAAATTTGCGCAGTAAGCGTCTCCCCTGTGCTTAATGTAATATCCTTAGTATCACCAACCTGCCAATAACCAGATGCGATCCCCGCACTAGCTGCTTGGGCGATCTGGTCCCAACTATTGTCCTCCAAATCCGGATATATAGACCTAATAGCAATTGTCTGCATCCCGTAGTATGGTCCAGTTGTTATATCCCGATATGTATCTCCACAGGTAATACGATATGTCGTATCAGCGGAGCTAAGTCCAATGACTTTTTTTAGCGTTCCCGGAACTGTGCCCGTATACACAGTATCGTCACCTTGGGCAACTATAAATTCCTCACCAGAAAATTCTTGATCGAAGGAAATTGTGACCAAATGGAGTGCCAATGTGCGATTATACAGGGCACTAAACATTAGATCAGGAGTAGCATTTGTGCCAAGATCAAGTAATGAGGCTGTATCGTCCTGTAGCAGTGTCGCCTTATTGAGTGGAGTACCGTCCTCTATTGGATCGTCTGCGCGACTCATATCAAATACATTGGTCTGTCCACTAACGGGTGTAAGCTCCACTCTCCCTGGATATGTTGGTATCCTATCTTTGATAAGTCATACCTCCCCTAAATATAAATCTCCACTATAAAACCAAGCTTGTTCCATCTTTGTTATAATCTCATAGAGGTCGAATAAGATTTTCTCTATGTCATTAGCTTGTTGACACGTTAAATTATCCATGCTAGAGGGTGGTTCAGGTGTAGTTTCATACACGGATATTGCTTTTCTCATGGCAGAGATGTTTTTTAAATATTTATCCATCTGGCTTTTTAATGGAATATCTTCTCTTTGCCAAGTAGTGCTAACGGTAACTATATCATCAGGGTTAAATGCTTGGCTTGCTGTAAATTTACCCATACCTGAATTACGAAAAAAGTTATTCGTAATTTCGTCATATAAGCAAGCTTCTCCATTCATATCGTAAACCGGTATGAAGTCGCGCAACAATATCTCACCATTATATATTTTCATTGAGAAAATTTTAAGATTTGCTAATTCTGTGGCTTCACCATATGTGTTTTCACCAAATATATACATTTGATACTTGCCTGTAAAATCCCCATCAGAATTTGTTACTGTAGCTGAATCCAGTTTACAAACATTTCTATTTTTATCTACAATGTGTCTTTCTGTCGGTTGGATTGAATTATCAAATAATTCGTTTGCATCGTTATAGTCTGACCTAAATAGTCCATCTGCTGTAAGATGAAAGCAAAATCTTCCTTCATATGTTGGAGTCTTTCCTCTCCCACCGAATACGCTTTGGAATGCACTTAATGTTTGGGTAACCTGGAAATCACATATAACTCTTGTATTACTTGTAGGATTAATTCCCGTATCGATATATTGTAATCCAGTAGACTGTATATATTCCAATTTCTGATATTTTTTAGACGTCCTATGAGGAATAAAAATTGGAGAATAGTCTACCTTGTATCCATATCCCTGCAACAAATTTGCTATGTAATCGGTTGCTTCACAAACTCGATTAAGATCGGATATGTTATAGTGCCCTTTGGAAGTAAGTGCCTCCACATCTTGGAGAGCTCTATCGAATATTAATGTGTCAATAATACTTATACAACAGCCCTCCCTTCATACATGCCACGGAATGCGCCATTATATGTATATTCTACTTGTGTTACAAACACCGTGCTTTCTGCAAATTTGTTTTCCACTGTGATCTTGTCCATTGCATCTAATCTTGGGTCTGCTCTCCATTCTCCAGAAAAGATGCGCCTATTACTTAAGATTTCTGATGTCCATATGGCTACTTCTTCTCCCCTATCTTTTGAGATTAAGGGGTTTTTCACGTTCTGTGTTTCCCCAACGTTACCTACAGAAAGAACAAACTCTCCATCATTTACATTAACTGACTTTAATTGTTTTGTAAGCTCAATTTCGGAATTTGCAAAGCTATTATCTCTATCAATTCTATAATCTGTAAGGTCTTTGTTTAATGGATTAATATGAATAATCCCTTCCCGATCTTGATAAAAAACACAGCAGGAAGCATTTGCTATCAATTGCAAAACTTCTGCAATTGTATTCTCCGTTAAGTCAATCCCTTCCGGTGCTTCTAAATCGTTAAGAAGGTCAGACAATTCCCATTGATTTGACCCATCACTTTTCTTTGGAAGATTCGCCTGTTGCAATGCGGATTTTGCTATTTCCATAAATGTTCCTGTTGAAGGGCCAGAATAAAGGTCGCTCATATATTCCAATGCGTCTCTTGCGGTAAAGGTCGCAGTTATTCCATTTTGTGGCGTGTCCCATTCGCTGATAAAAAATGTCCCCGCCTTTATCCATTCCACATTTATCCCCATTAGGTATCCATATTTTACAGTGACCGTCTGGCGCTCCATTAAATATTTCTCCGTCCCTTGCGGATTATCAGGATTATATTCCCCGTTGATATTGAGTAACTGGAAAATGATTTCTGATTTCGGTAGATTGGCGCTTAATAAATCAACGAACATGCCATGCTGATATGCCATTAAATCTGTGTTTTGGTAGGATTTAAGTATCCCGATCACAATACGGCTAATTCTTGCTCTACGATATGGCTTACACCACTTGAGAACTTGAATTGTAATTTTGTTGTAATTTTGTATATCAAGAGATACTACTGATAATATATCCTGGTTATTTTGTACTGTCTCTTGTGCAACAACAGATGCCCCATTATATGCGGTTATTTTAAACGATTCTGCATATTCGTTGTAGGTTTCAGACCATGTAATAGTAATCCCTGGGATTAAAGAACTGTATACTTTAGAAAACTGTAATGTAATGGTTGGATAAGTTTCATATTCCCTGTCTGCCCCGGATAATTCGTAACCAATATACCCATTATTCCCCCAAGGCGGATCATCCGGTAAAATTTGGTATGTACCATCTAAAACCCATATATCGTCTTCCAATGTCGCATACCTTCCCGGAATCACTTCTGTCCCATCTGCTATCTTTGGAGTGTTAGAATAATTTTCATGACCGTTATCGGTCGCTGCGGCGTCCAATTGAGCGTCCGGGTCTCCTACATTGAGCGTCACTTCTATGAAGCTTGGTTCTGTTATGATCCTTTTCTTTTGAATATCCTTCCACGCCTGGGATACTTTTTGCATTTTAAGCCTCCACCAGAGATAATGATGCGCCTGTGTATCCTCTTATACTTCCATCTTTGTTTCGCAAAAACACACTGGCCTGCCGATCAGAAACATACATTTGCCGCGTTTCCCAATCATTTGTATCTTGACAAAAAAATGTAACTGAATTTATGTATGCTCCTCCTCGTTTAGAACTAAACTTTGAAAGTAGAGTCGCCCATTCTTGAGCGGATATGAATTTCCATGTCATATCTACTTTTGCTACATCTTCCCTAATAACAGCTCCAGTGAATACAGCCTTTGTGTTCCTGCCACCATCAACAACAGTAGCCGTTGTGCCGTTGTAGGTTGAGGGCTCAGGGACATCATAGTCTCCGATGCTCACCATTGCCCTCATCCTACAACACCTCCACTCATTATCACTGCTCCACGCTCACGGCCTGCTTTTTCAGACGATTTCAAAATTTGTTTTCCGTCCAAATATACATTTCCGCTCGATTTCTCTAGTAAAGCTGCCAAAAGTTCATTTTGTCGGCGTAACAATGCATTTTGCTCTTCATTTGCTTCTAGCGATGCCCGATAGATACCTTCTTCAATCTGTTGATTATTTGCAACCGCAGTTCTTCGACCAATTTGTCCAACAAACTCAGGGCCTCGTTCCCTAGCTATAAACATTTGGCCTTGGTTGACAATTCCACCAGAAGCAAGCAAAGGAATTGTTGGGATTTTAAGCAGTTGAATGGACCCTGCTGGAATAATCTCCCGGCCTGCGATCTCAAATGCGTCCCACGATATTTTCATTTTTTCGTTTATCCATTGAATAAATGAGTTAAACTGCGTAATCCCAGCATTTACAATGTTTTTAAATATCTGCGCGAAATCTTCCCCCCATCCATCCATGCCGTTGTAAAGACCTTGCATGTTATCTTCGCCAATGGTAGTAAATTTTTTAGATGGGGAATGAGTGTCAAATTCTTCTATCGCATAGTCTGTGACTTTGCCGAACAGTCCTTTCCAATCATAATTTGCTGTATCTGTAATCGTGTTAAATGTACCGCCATATAGACCCGCGCCAAGGCTTTGACCGAGGCTATAGAAATTGTTTCTTAATGTAGGAGTGATTTTTTCAGTTTCCCCAGTAATAGTATTTTTAACTTCATTGACTGTTCCAGTTGATGCCTCTCTTACAACACTTACACTACTCAACAGACCAGCAGCAACATCTTTATTAATGCTTTCTCCCGCCCCTTCTGATGTTTTAAGGAGTTCTGTAAAGCTTGGATCAGTAGACAGCATTTGACCTATTAAGTAGTTCTGAGCTTCTAAGGAGCCAGTTATTGCTTCAAGCTTGTATATGCTAGTTAGCCCTTGATTCACATATTCAGGTACGGCTTGACCTGCTTGGAACGCCTCATTTTGCAATTTTTTTAGCTGTTCCTTTGTCGGTTTAAGTTCTTCGAGTAGTGATTCCAAGTTTTGTCTTGCTTCGGCTGATATGTCAACATTTTCAAATCCAATCCGGTATGCTTCCTGTACTCCTAGCATCAATTCCTCGATAGGGGTACTGTATAACTCTTCTGGGTTTTTTACTCCATCAATAAATCCCCCTTCAAACGCATCACGAACAGATGTGCTGAATGCTGGTTCAGCAGACTTTAGTTCCTCCGAAAACGCATCTGTTATCGTCTGAATGCCAAACTCGAAGGTTGCACTATTGAGTGTAATGGATTTGTTCTGGAATGCCTCATCCGCAGCTTTTACAGCAGAATCATATATCTCCTGTGCCGCTTCTTTGCTCATTCCATCTAAAATATTTTGGTCGTACTCCATTTTGGCAACCTTAATTGCCTCAAGCCGGACTCCTTCCAAATTCTTCATCTGGTCTTCAATGGTTTCTTGGGCTTTATCCATCACACCTTGAAAACTTTCTACAGTAAGGTCGGTCCCTTTCGCATCTAATCTCAATCCTTCTAGCTCAGCTTCAAATTCCACATTGGAAATATAATCTAATATCTCTTGAATATCTTTTTGCAATTTTACTGCTTCTTCCAGCTTATTAGGAATCCATTTTCCATCATTAAAGCCACTGGCAACTATCTCTTTTAATTCTTTTCCTTTTTCCGTTAATTCTTCTGATAGTTCACCGTAATAATCTGTTGCAAATCCAGATAATCTATCTCCATTTTCTGTACCTCCCAAAACAATGTCTACAGACATTGCGGCTACAATTTGCTGCTGTTGTATATATTCTTGGGCATTCAATAAAAAAGAATCTACTGCCTCTTGGTAGGAAGCTTGCTCTATCTCCAGACCAATTGAAGCTCTTAAATTTTGTTTATTCAGCTCTGCAATAGACTTTTCAACTTGTCCTTTAAGCGAAGAAAGAGCTTCTTGCTCATCTACGTATACACTAAGCTTTATTGCTAGTTCACTTGTTGTAAGCGCCTGAGCCCATTCACTTATCTGATCGTCGCTCAGAACAATTTCTCCAAATCGGCTTTTTAAGTCATCTTCTACAGACTGGTGCCAGCTTCCGAGCGCAAAACTCGCTATGTTTACAATAATTGCTGCGCTAATTCCGATCGTCCATCCTAGGGGCCCTGTCCCGAACACAAGCAATGAACCTGCAATTCCAAGAGCAGAACCTAATATTGTCTTGATAATATTCTCAGTGGAATAATCCCCTCTTCCGAGGCCATATGAACCTATTGCCGACAAAGTAAATCCTGTTACCATAAGAGTTACCCCTGCGGCTAGCTTAAGATTTTGAATTCCTTTTAATGTATTTTTTAGATTACCAACAGTATTCATAAGGTTGTTTGTGATTTTCCACGCAAGCAGTCCAGCGCCAATCGCCACTACTACATCTAGGACTTCTTCCATTTGCTTTTTGATGTCATTAGTTTGTTCTCTAAAGTTTTTAAGAAAATCATATTCTGGTAAGTCTAGCGCTAAATCTCCCCCAAAACCAGTGCCACTATTTCCAGAGTCCTGATATGGAGATATAATATTGAGCTCGTCAATACCAAGCACTGCGTCCCGTAATTTCTTTGCTGCTGACGTCGTTCCATTCAATGCATCTTCTGCGTCCTCTGCTCCGGAAGCAACCCCTCCTAATCCGGAATAATCAATCTCTGGAAGTTCAAATCCTGCGAGAACGGCTAATCGCTGTATTGCCTCTGTTAAAATCTCGACAAATGCTTGTACATATGGGATAATCTTTTGTAAAAAAGGAATTAACAGATTCCCAAAAGCTCTAGACAATTGAGTGATCTGCTGGTTTAAAATACGCATTGCATTGGCTGGAGTTTGCACAGTTCGGGTCATATCTCCCATCACATTCCCGCTTTGTTCCATAATCGCAACATAGCGAAGCTGGGACTTTTGCGCCTGATTCATGCTGTTTACGCTTTGGTTAATACCGTGCGCATATGCCACTTCTTGCAGGGTAGCTACGTCAATTGCATATCCAAGCCTGCGCAGTGGCTCAATTTCGCCTGCAATACCAGATTGCAACTTCTGCATAGCATCTTCAATCGAAATATTATAGAAGGAGGAAATATCATACCCCAACTGCGTTAGATTCTTTGACATAAGATTGGCTTTTTCTTCTATTACACCGAAGCCACCGGTAATCTGCTTAAATACCCCCTGATTCCTGATCCACTCGGATGGGTCAATTCCGACAGCTTCTTTAACTGTCTCGGCATATTCCAGTGCACTATCAGCTGCATCACTCATTGCTACAGTAAATAGATTTAAGTTTTCAACATACGCCGTGCTGGAATTCACCCATTTGCTCATAATCGTAGCAGCTCGCTTTAAAGCGTAGTAATAGACTCCTATTTTCGCGTAAAGTCCAAAAGAATTGGCTGTGCGTCGATTCGAGTTAAATAAGCGGTCATTTTCAGCGATTAATCGCTGTATTCGAATTGGAAAAGCCGAAAACCCAGCAGATATTCGAGCCATCTCTGTTGACAATGGCCGAATGGCAGCGGCTACACGCTGCATTTGGGTAGCAAACGTATTTAAATCAGCTTTTTGCAATTTCTTAGTAATTTCCGGGAGCTTTTTTAAAGCATTGATCGTTGAGTTTAGTCCAGAAGCCTTTTGTATTTCAGATAAGCTATTAAATCCTATTACTAAATTTTGAATTTTTTTATTAGATATATTTGATAAATTGAGGTCCTTTATTTTCCTTAACGCATTAATGGCTGATAATAAACCCGATGGGCGTTGTATGCTTTGCAATTCCCTCAAAGCATTTACCAGATTTGCTATTTTTTTACTAGCGCTTGTTGCTCCATTAGTAGCAGTTGTAAGCGCCTGTAACTGTTTTGCTACAGTATTTAATCCAGCGCCTCCTTTAGTCACCGCTTTGAGATTTGTCAATGCTTTTGTTAATGCATTAATTTTGTTTGCTGCGTCATTAGATGTTGTCTCAATTTGTATTTGTAGAGTGTCAATATTAATAGCCAAACTGCCACCACCTTTAACGTTAGGCACTTGGCACTGTGACACTTGGCACTAAAATATAAAATTTCCGCTACTTCAACTTCATAGAGGTAGCGGAAATTTCGAATTAATTTTAAGAAATAAATTACCCTCCGCCTATTTCTAAGCGGAGGGTTTCACGCTAAATGGAATCACTTATAAATGTTAACACCCTATTATCCGGTTTAATTCTATTTCCCCATAGACATACTCCATTCTCATCTACAACAGAAGGAGGCAGACTTATAGCTTGAGTTCTGCAACGTAATGGGGATCGCTTACACGTACTCTTCAATTGCTTTTTATTCTCTTCTTATGTTTTTTATTCCTACGGTATGGCAATTTGTATTAAATCATCAGACAAAATTGGGTAGATGCCTATACCCCTCATCCCTTCCATTCCAAGGGAATCGGAAGTTTTTGCTTTATGAACATCTTTCTATACTGATAGAAACTTTGCTCGGTTCTTCGTATATATTTTCCCAAAAGTTTATCTCAGCAACCTTGCAACCAGATTTATCAAGATGCTCAGGCCATGTATTTCTTACCGCGAAAATTCGGTCTTTACTGTCATATAGAGAAATTACAATTCTTCGATTTGTTACGCCTTTTACTGATGAGTCATAGTGGACTTCACAGCGAACGTCTACTTCATAACGCCCACCATCATATTCTGTTTGCTTATAGATACAAGACTGATGCCTCACTTCAACAGAAAACTCATTGGGCAAAACCTCAAAAGGTATCTCCAATAACTTAGGAGGATTAAGTTTCAGCCTCTTTGCAGGAACTAATTCCTCCGTTAATTTTTGTTGGTTTTCTTCTACTGACTTGGGGATAGATTGTGCTCCAGCTTCTATTCTCGCCCCAATATCTTCTGTATTTTGTTGATTTATGTATGACATTAACTTGAAATACTGTTCTGTTCCTTCCATTGTAGATACCAGTTGTGGGTCTTTGTCTGAATATGTTACATAAAATGTTACTTCTATGCCTTGTAGCCGCTTTCTCTTACCAAAATAAAGTCTCCCACGGCCACTCGTCCCTATCGAAAAGCCAGTTTGTTCAAATCCTTCTTTATAAATCTTTGCCCTTCCAATAAACTTTACATGGGCAATATTTTCCAACTGTTTTGCTTGTCTCTTTGCCATCGTAACAGAATATATGATAGCCAAAAGTATAACTACACACAATAGGAGTATCCCGATTGGCGTAAATATAAATGCTATGCACAAAATAATAATACCCACTATGACTGCACTCATACCCGTCCCCCTCTCCTCAAAATCTTAACACAATATAGGGGAGGAGGCAATCAAAATCTCCGCTATCTCAATATAAAGTTTTCAAGGTGCAGATGGCCCTGGGCTACTTAAACTTCTTTTGTGCCGATCTGGCCCAATTCCTAAAGAAAAGCTGCGCTTTTAAACGCTCGTTTTCGGCAATTTGTTCTTCTTCCCATTTCGGTTTCTCTTCCTGTCTCATGGAGTACGGCTCTGTTCGATACGGAATCGGCTTTGTGCCTTTCTTGGCAAAAGCATGGAGGACTGGTGATACATCGCACACCGCCTCATAAACGTACATGCCCATCAAGTGGGCCTCTGCGTTTATTCTCCTCTGCTTGAGTTTGTCCGCTTCGCGGAATGCCTCTACCATCCATACATTACCATACCAATACTGTTCCCAGGTCATGCCGATGGACAGATAGTAGGGGCACTCCGCTTCAAATAGTTCTGTGAAGGACTGCGGGCCTTTTACAGTTCCACAGTCACCTCCGCGTTTTTTATCTCTTCCTCTGGGTCCACGATCAGATGAGTAAGCGCTGCCTGATTATAAAGTTGCATTAGCCGTTCCAGTAGATTGGTGGTCAGGCCGCCCATTCGCTCCAAAAGATCATTAGTCTGGGTACGGGTCATGTTTTTGTAATTCTTACGAAATGCATAGAAAAACAGTTCCGGGATTCTGGTCACAGGAAATTCCGTCAGTTCATCAGGCTTAAAGCCTCTGGTTTCTGCGAATTTGACGCTCTCTCTACTAAAGTCCAGCTCATACGTCGTTCCTGTTTTATTGTCAATAATATAGGCAGGTTTTACTCTATCCTGAAGGTTAGTGATGTTATCACTCATATTAATGTCCTCCTCAAACTTCGATGTCAGTTGGCTTTGTCGCCCATGCAGGCGCACCGGTCGGCGTAATGTACAGAGAAGTTTCTAGTACAGCAGAGACCTCCATAGAGGGCATCCCCATCGGGGAGGGTTGGCCTGTGAAATACAGCGCCTTGGTCAATCCAGGAATCACAATGCAGAACCAAGTAGCTTTATTGTCGGCAGCCGCCGTTTCATAAGCGTCAACAACACCTTCCCACTCCTCCATAGACTTTTCGGTCAAATTGGCCGTAAAGGAAAGTGCGCCGCCAATGTCCTTCAAACCGGGGATGTAGGTCTTCCATTCGGTTTCCGCCAGCGTGGTTGTCTCCAGGTTATCAGGCTCCGGGTTCAGTTCCGGGATGCTCTTGATTTCGGTAATCTCTTCATAACCCGT